CAAAGAGCAAGGGTGATTGGGAAGCACTCGCATAAGAACTTTAATATGCAAAATTTAATTAATAGTGTTCTTTCGGTTATTGCAGAGGCGAAGGATGACTACGTGGATGGTTACAATAGCCCCGAGGGTCACGCGGAGCGTGCAAAGCGTGATGCAATAGGTGCAAAGGCAGATCAGCATAGCAAAGACGCCCACGAGTTCTCTTCGATGGATGATCATGCACAGGCGGAACTGTTTCATAAAGCCGCAAGTACTGCACATCATGCAGCTGGAAAGGCTTCATATACTCGTGCTAAGCTGCACTATCATGAGCATATGTCAAAACATCATGCCGCGATGGCGGCCCATCATCTCAGTCACGGGATTGCGGCAGCTCGACGCTCTCCGTAAAAGAGTAATAATTTCAAATGAATTTTTTCGAAACAGTCCGTAAATTGCAAGAGGATCCAGATCATAGTGCTCGGGCACATGCACATGGTAAGCTTGCATATGTTGATACCGAAAAAGGCGATCATACTCAGGCAGAAAAATCTCATCGCGTAGCAAGTATTATGCATGGTGTTGCGGCGAATCACCTCGGTTTAGGGGGAGACGAAGCAAAACGCAGCTATCATACAATCATGGCAAAGCATCATGAGGAGCTGCAGCAGCATCACAGAACATCTCGTACAAAATGAAACTCATCACAGAACATCTCGATAGCGACATCGGTTATATTACCGAAGGCATCGGCGCAGAAAAGAAAACCTTCGTTGAAGGCGTTTTCATGCAGGCTGAAAAAGCCAACCGTAACGGTCGCATCTATCGCTACGGCATTCTTGCACCAGCAGTTGCCAAATACGTTACGGAGCAAGTTGCGACGGGCCGTGCAGTTGGTGAACTGAATCATCCGGATGGTCCTACCGTAAACCTTGACAAGGTCTCACATCGCATTACCTCTCTTAAGTGGGATGGTCATAATGTAATGGGTAAAGCTCTCATTCTCAATACTCCGATGGGCAACATCGTGAAGGGCCTTGTTGAAGGTGGAGTTCGTCTTGGCGTTTCAAGCCGCGGTATGGGTTCACTGGAACGCAGCGGTAGCATTATGTCGGTAAAGTCCGACTTTGTTCTTTCTACCATTGATATTGTTCAAGATCCTTCTGCTCCAGAAGCATTTGTGAATGGTATCATGGAAGGCGTTGAATACTTTGTTCGCGGTAATGAAATTATTGCTGAACGTATTCAGGCCGAAATACACCGCACACCGTCCAAGCAGCTTATTGAAGCTCAGGCTCGGGTGTTCAAAAACTTTCTCGATGCAATTGTTCTTAAATAATTGCTCAAGACTTTCTATTATGGGTAAAACTGAAGATGCTAATTATGGTAATGTGAATACATCTAAGGTGATTCGTGAATTAACAGAGACTGATCACAAGCAATTCTGCTTGGTATCCTCTCTAAACTTTAACCACTATAATATTGTAGTAGGCTAAATCTAAAACAAATATGTCACACACATCAAAAGGTCAAGTCGATCTCATTGAAGACATCACTGTTGAGGAACTACTTGCTGATGGACTCGTTGAAGACGTTGAAGTTTCTGGCGAGGAACAAGGCAAGAAGAAGCTTGATGACAAAGAAGGTACCGCGGATGCTCCAGTAGCAAATGCAGTACCGGTGGGTGCTCCTGAAGCGGATGCTGTTAAACCAGCCGCCGATGCAGTTGCAGCCGCAGTAAGTGCAGCTCCTGTGGCGATGGCGCCACACACTCAGGGAGTTCCTGAGGCTCCAGCACTTGCACCAGAGGTTCAGAAGGCAGCTGATTCAGTGAACGCGGCAATTGCTGCGGCTCCTAAAGCAGAAGCTCCACAAACCAAAGCTGGACTCATCAATGCGATGTACCAACATCTGTCCACAATGAAGACTGAGGATCTCGCGAATGTCTACAGCACGTTGACGACTCCACAAGAGACGCCAAAAGCTGAAGAACCAGCGGCTCCAGAAGTTGATCCGGAAGCTCCAAAGGCCGACGAAAAAGGTGAAGACGAACAGCAACCAGAAGCAGAGAAATCTGCCGATGACAAAGCTGAAGATGACAAGGAAGAAGACGATAAGAAAAAGGATGATGACGTCAAGGAAAACCTTGAAGTTCTCATGCAGGCAGAGACCTCTCTTTCTGAATCGTTCCGCTCCAAGGCATCTGAACTGTTCGAATCTGCAGTCAAGACGAAGCTTGCGGAAGAAGTCTCCCGCATCGAGGAAAATTACCGCTCCCAACTGGACGAAGAAACAACTAAAATTGCTTCTTCACTCTCAGAAAAGGTCGACAGCTATCTTAGCTATGTTGTAGGTACCTGGATGGAAGAGAACAAAGTCGCAATCGAATCTGGTCTGCGTACCGAGATCGCGGAAAATTTCATTAGCGCATTGAAAAATGTGTTCACTGAAAGCTACATCGAAGTTCCACAGGGCAAGGAAAATCTTGTTGATACACTCAATAAGAACGTTGCTTCCCTTGAAGAACAGCTGATGAAAGCAACCGAATCAAACATGAAACTCAATGAGTCTGTTAACGCCCTAAAGCGTGATCAGATCCTTGCTGAGGCTTCAGTAGGTCTTGCTTCAACAGAAGCAGTCAAGCTCACCACTCTTTCAGAAGAAATTGATTTTGAAGACGCCGAATCTTTCACAAAGAAGGTTCAGTCAGTCAAAGAATCTTACTTCCGTAAGAATGTTAAGAAGTCCAAAGAAAATGAAGTAGAAACTGTTCTTAATGAGTCGGGTCAAGAAATTGAACTGACGCCAGTAATGGCAGCGTATTCTTCAGCAATTACCCGCACGCTTAAGTCGTAAATAATAACAACAATTTAATCCTAATAAGGAATTAACTAACATGTTCAACTCAGAAAAACTCCAAGAAAAGTGGAATCCTATTATCAATCATAAGGATCTCCCAGTAATCAAAGATAACTATCGTCGTGCTGTCACAGCATGCATTCTCGAAAATCAAGAGAAGGCACTCCGTGAAGAACGCGGTCAGGCATCTTTCCAAGGTCTCAATGAGACTGCAGCTAATGCTACCACCGGTGGCACAGGCAACATGGCAAATTGGGATCCAATCCTGATCAGCCTCGTTCGTCGTTCAATGCCAAACCTGATCGCCTACGACATCGCTGGCGTTCAACCAATGTCTGGCCCAACTGGCTTGATCTTCGCTATGAAGAGCAAGTACTCCACACAAGGCGGAACTGAAGCCCTCTTCAATGAAGCCAATTCAGCATTTGCTGGTACTGGTTCACAGGCTTCAAATTCTTCTTCACTTCCAGCCGTTACCGGCGGAAGCGGCGCTGATGCTGATGGAGTTCATAACTCCTTCGCAGTTGGTAGTGGTATGTCCACCGCAGAAGGTGAAGCTCTCGGTTCCGGTTCATCCGGCGCTGGTTCATTCGGCGAAATGGCATTCAGCATCGAGAAGGCAACCGTGACTGCAAAGACACGCGCCCTCAAGGCTGAATACACGATGGAACTCGCTCAAGACCTCAAGGCCGTTCATGGTCTTGATGCAGAATCTGAGCTTGCTAACATCCTCTCTGCTGAAATCCTCGCTGAAATCAATCGCGAAGTTATCCGCACGATCAACGTTAAAGCAAAACTCGGTGCACAGCAATCAAATATGGCTCGTACCGGTACCTTTAACCTTCTCACCGACTCAGATGGTCGTTGGAACGTTGAACGCTTCAAGGGTATGCTGATCCAGATTGAACGCGAAGCTAACGTTATCGCAAAAGACACACGTCGTGGCAAGGGTAACTTCATCCTCTGCTCGAGCGATGTTGCAACTGCCCTCGCTGCTGCTGGCGTACTCGATTACGCTCCAGCTCTCAGCACAAACCTCGAAGTTGATGACACTGGCAACACCTTCGCTGGTGTTCTCAATGGTCGCACCAAGGTTTATATCGATCCATATGCTACCGATGACTACGTCACCGTTGGCTACCGTGGAACAAATCCATACGATGCAGGTCTCTTCTATGCTCCATACGTTCCACTCACAATGGTACGCGCGGTTAACCCAGGAGATTTCCAACCACGTATCGGATTCAAAACCCGTTACGGCATGGTCGCTAACCCATTCGCTGAAGCAAATCCAGTGAACGGCGTTGGTACAAATCGTAGCAACAAGTACTTCCGCATCTTCGCTGTTGCTGGTATCTTGGACAATGGCTAATCTGTAATAGATTAAAGATCTTAGGGCCACCTCGAAAGGGGTGGCCCTTTTTTGTCATATAAATAAGGGTATGAATAACCTCACACAGAATAAAAACTACCTGTCTCCAACAGGATTTCGTGTAACCATCGATTCAACCCAGTTTGCAAATCTAGAATACTTTTGTACCCACGCATCGATCCCTACAGTTAGTCTTGCGGAAATTGCCACACCATTTCGTAGGAGCCAGGATTTTACTCCGGGTGACCGCATAGACTACGGTACATTTGATATGAAATTCATGGTCTCTGAGAACATGGAGAATTACATTGAATTACTCAACTGGATGCGAAATAATGCTGAAGTAAATCAATACAAGACTTCAGATATTACACTGCACATCTTATCGAGTAACAACAATCCAAATAGAAAAGTTCGCTTTGTAAATGCATTTCCGACAAGTATGGGATCATTAGATTTCCATACTCAGAACACTGACGTGGAGTATCTTACGCTGGAAGCTTCATTTAGATATACCTACTTCGAATTTGTGACCTAAAAATTTAAGATAAATACTTCTATTATATTATGATTACACTTGAAGGTTTGATTGAAATGTGGAAAAAGGATTCCGAGATTGATGAGATGAATCTCGATGAATCTTCTCAGAAAATTGCAAAGATCCATGGTAAATACCTGGAACTTATCTCGATTACGAAACTTCAGTTGAAGAAGAAAGAGCTTGAACAAAAGATCCTTTTAAAGGACAAATGGCTCTACTTCAATGGTAAGATGGATCAGGCTGAGATTGCTACTCGTGGTTGGCCTTTTGATCCATTCAACGGTCTTAAGATTATGAAGACGGATCTTGAGTATTACTTTAATGCTGATCCTGAACTTCAGAAGTCAGAAGAAAAGATTATCTATCTCAAGACTCTGGTAGAAACGCTTGAGGAGATTATGGGCACATTACGCTGGCGCCATACTCATATCAAGAATATGATTGACTGGCGCAAGTTCACATCAGGAGCATGAGCGATCTTATTAAGATCCAGAAGAAGAATGAGGTGTTTGTTCGGGTGGACTGTGATCCATCCGTGGCAAATGAATTATCCGACTTCTTTACTTTCTTTGTTCCTGGCTATAAGTTTATGCCAGCATACCGTAATAAGGTATGGGATGGAAAGATTCGCCTATTTGATTCTCGGCTCAAGACCATTTATGGCGGTTTAATTCCATACATCAGAGAGTTTGCTGAGGTTAGAAAATGTGAAGTAGAATGGGTGGATGATCCATACTATGGAAGACCCGATTCTCGGGAACTGATTGACCCAAATGAACTGGCGCAATTCATTGCGAGCCTGAATCTGTATGCTCACGGTAAATCGATTGATCCACGAGAGTATCAGGTTGAGGCAGTAATGCATGCTCTCACAAATTGGAGAGCACTGCTACTGAGTCCCA